GCACATTTCCTAAAGTATCAAAAGCTCCTGCAAAGGTTCTTAATCCTAATTCATTAGGATGAAAAATTCCTAAAGCAGCTTCTTCTCCATATCTATCAAATATAGAAATGTCTCTATTTAATCCTAAAGCACTGTTACTAGAACCGTCAGCTGTTCCTGTTTCTAAGAACTCAATATCTTTTTCAGTAAGTTCGTCCCAATAGTCATCAATAACTTGGCCTATAGATTTATATCCATATTCTACAATTATATCAGAATCTTCTATAAACATAGAGCTCCCACCTAAAGTGTAAAGGTTCATAGGATTTACTCTTCGCATTACAGGTTCGCCTCCTAATACACCACAGTATACTATTTGTTCTCCTCCTACAAGTAAATCTTCGAAAGTTCTATTAAATAAAAAATCCAGGTTTTGATCTTTGTATTCATATTTAAGAACTTTATTTGCAGTGATTTCTGCGATGTCCTGAAAGTCATAGGTTTTATATTTTTCAAATTCTTGTAATCTTTTTTGAATTTCTTCTTCAGATATAGACTCTGTTTGAATAATCTCCATGAGCTCAGCATCTAGCTTTTGCTTTAATGCTGTTTCTTTTCTGGTAATTCCTTCTTCATCTCCTGTAGATAAATAAGCTCTATATTCTTTTCGCCTTTTAGAATATTCTCCTACTAGTAAGTTTATCTTACTGTTTTCTATTCCTACGTGCTGAAAACTTGCAGGTAATGATTGTAGGTCTAAATTATCAGGATTAATAAATCTTTCAAAATCTTTTGAGTTAATAATGTTAGCTCTAAGATTGTAATTAGTTTTTTTGTTTCGGAAGTTAGATCTGAGGTCAGTATCTGATACAAGAATATTCTCTGCGTAATCTATATTCTTTTCGTACCATTTTTTGTTTTTCTTCTTATCAGATAATTTTTGTCGTGGGAAGCTTAAGTATCCCTGCATTTTTATTGGCGAATCCTGACTCATAGTAATTTTTTGTTAAAATGCAAATTTAATCATAAAAATTTGAACCTCTTGCATTAATTGGTTTCTTTTTTAATACTCCCATCTTAGCCCAATAAGGATCATCTAGGAATGTTTTAACTTCTTCTTTACGTTTTTCGGTAGTACGCATCATAGTAGCATCATGCCATAGTAACATACCTAACGAAGAAACACGGTCAAAGTTTCCATACTGATTCCACATTATTAATTCCTTTAATAACGCAGGTGAGTATATGGTCTCTAATGCTCTTACTTCTGAATTTTCAGAAATTCTCTCCAGTAACCACGATTTAATAAAATCTCTTGCTGTCTGATTTACCTTACCTGACGCATTTATTCCTTTAGATGTATTAGTTCCCTGTCTAAATGTATCTGAGTTACGTAGTTGATAAGGTGTATCTGCTAACAAATATAAGCATTTTTGCTTTTCAAAGTACGTAAATAATCCTGGAAGGTTTTGCTCATACATTCCCGTAGCATTAAAATACATTAATAATTTACGACAAGTTTCATAAAAATCATTAGGATTATCTGTACGTCCTGTGTACTCTGCTACTATCTGACGTGTGTATCTATTCATTATAAAAATAGATGGCAATGAATCTGTAGTAGACCTAGCTTTATCTACAACATCCATTCCTCCGATGTATGTTCCATATGGTACTACGTTCTCATCATTCTTCTGAGGCTTTACCCATATTTCTACCATTCCTTTTTTATCTTCTCCTCTAGTAAGTGGGAAGTTTCTTGTAGGCCTAGCATCTTGCACGGTATTAAATTCTACTTTACTATCTTTGCCAAAAACTAAATAGCCTTTAAAAGAGCTCTCTTTATATTTATTAAATTTACCTCCTTCTACTTCTGCTAATTGTTCTTTTAGTAATAGTGTTGGAAAGTAAGCACCTTCTACAACTAAGAATGCTTCTGAAGGCATAATAGGTCCGTTAATTATTTCTGTATGGTAAACTGATGGGTCATTGGCTTTCTTTGCTTGGTCTCTCCTAGATTTAATGTACATTCTAGCTAAGGACTCATCGGTAACTTTATCAGAACCCTTTTTAAATTCATTAAGTGTTTTCCAATAAGGAACAAAGTATCCTATAGTTCCTCTGTTCTCATACTCGTCGTTAAATACTATACAATTGTATTCCGAAGGATTTCTAAAAATAGATTCTGCATATAAGGCTGCTTGGCCAGAGACAAGACCTCCTGTACCAAGAGCCCATATAACTAAATTCTTTTTTTGCTTAGAAGCCTGTGTTGCTTCTATCGCTCCCCACGCTTCTTTTACGTTAGTCATGAATCCTATCTCATCTAGAATACATAAATTAGGTCGAGTACCGTTGGCCGCTAGTGGATTATCTTTAAATGTTCTATGTCGTAGTAAAGAACCTGTTCGAGAAGTATATTCTCTATTAGGAGCGAGTGATCCGGTATATGCAACCATTAGTGGGGAAGGATAAAACTCATCTCCTATTCTGTATGAGCCTGCATAATTTTCAAAAGCTGCTTTACACTTTTTAATAAGAGGTTCGGTATACTTTGTATCAATAGCACCTATGATAGTATCTGATGCTATATATTGTTTAGCTTTTTTTCTTTCTAGATAATTATCGTAATCAGTAGCACCGTCAAAAAGATAGTTATGGGATGCTAGGCCGGAAGAAGCATATGATTTACCACCACCCCTAGATTGTATAGATATAAAATGCTTAGCAGAATTTTTGTATAAAGGTTTTCCTAAAGACTTGCCATGGTTTCTAGTTAAGTATTCTCTAGCGTCTATGTAATTTTTAGAGTTAGCTTCTTTCTCAGTAATTCTGTTTAATTTGACAGACAGCTCTTTCTCTGGCCCATACTTTCTATCACAAGTATTCTTAGTATCTTTCTCAAAACCTGAAAAGCCTCTGCATTCTTCATATGCTAAAAATAATTCCCAATCTATATCTCTAAGCCAAGGTAGCCCTAATGCTTGGGCTACTGATGACTCATCTTCGAAAAGTATGTTATGGAAATTAACATAATAATATAACGGACCTGGCATCCATTTACCGCCTGTCCAATATCCCTCTATACATCTGCGTTTTTGAACACCCCAAAATGTTATGCGTTCATAATATTGCAGTTCGGGATGGAAATTAGGAATCTCATCAAGTATGAAGTTAGTATTGTTAATCATATTTCATCTGAATCTGATAGCGATGCTATTTTAGTTCCTTTCTTTTTAGTCTTCTCATCCTCATAGGATTCTTTAATTCTTTTGTAGTCATCGAACATTTTAGGAGTAGAAGCTAGAGCTTTATCTAGTTTTAGTATTATATCAGCGTCTTTGGCCTCTAAAGCATCTACATAAAACTCTTTGACTCCTCTGTCTCTCAATGCCATAATCTCGTCCCAATTTTGTAGCGCACGTTCTGCAGGACTCAGTACTACATTCTTATATAACTCTAAAAGCTCATTGTGGGTTTCCCATTTAAAGTCTTTTTGATTTATAAAGTCTCTGGCAATAACTTCTTCTTTATCAGGAAGATTATATAGTTTAGATTCAGGGTGACTATGAAGATGAATAGCCCACATGATACGTGAGCTATTAACTTTGTTTTTAGATTTGTCCTTAGAGTATAATTCATTAAACTCTTTTGGTATCTTTAATTCTGGGTATTCATCCCAAAAAATATTTTCAAAATTAATCCTCATTTTTCTTTTTTTCTATGCAATAGTTAGCATGTCTTATGTTTCTTATATTAGGTTTAAATTTACCGAAGTTATCTACATGAATAGTTTTAAATTTATCTTTAGTATATAAACCGTCTTCTTTTTTATCAGGATCACTTATAGAACCTGCTATCTTTTGTATAAAAAGATGAAACACTTCTTCTGCTACTCCTATAGGTATGTTATGAGTTTTCGCTAACTCTCTCAATATTTTCTTTTGGCTTTTTTTCAACTTTAACAGGTTTTACAACTTTAGCTACAGGCTTATTAATTAAGTTAATTTCTATCTTAAACCCATCCTTATCAGGTTTAAATAATAATTCTTTATGGATAATATATTTTCATCCATAATAGGAGTTCCTAAAAAACTTTTCTTTTTTAACCTGGATATAATACCATTAAAGTGTTTTTCTTCAATTTCTAATAGCTCTCTTATCTCTTTACGCATATCAGTACTCAAGATAAACTTAGCCCTCTTGTCTTCAGGAAGAGCCTCGTATTCTTGATTTAATCTAATAAGCTCTGATAAGACCTCACGCTCTTGTGGAGTTAGCTCCAACATAAAATTCAAGAACGCAAGGATTTGCTTATAGATTTTGCTGTCATTCGTTGGTAATGTGATAATCTTTTTTATCATGCTTTTCTAGCTTCTTCTTGAAGCTTTATATCAGTATTTAACATTTTAGCTAATTGATACCAGCTCAACATTGCTGTTTCTGTTAAGGCTGTCATTACATGAAGTATTACATTATACTCCATATTCTTAACATCAATATTAGCAGGTCTTTCAAATTTAAACTCTTGTACAGTTTTATCAGGATATCCTAGTTCTGACACAATTATTTCAAACTTCCATCCTTTAAACTTATCTTCTTCTACAGAATAGCTTTTATACTTAAACTGCATTCCCGAAGCTGCTGAGTTTTCAGTCGCTGCCATAAATGTTGTAGCCAGTATCTCTTTAGCTACTTCAAGTTTCTCTTTCGTTCCCATAAATATTTACTTCCATTTTAAAAAATAAACTATCTGTGCTCATCACAAAATATTTTACTTTTAAGTTTTTACTATAATCTAATTCATAGTTTCGGAACTGCTCTCTAAGAGTCAGTTCCTTTTCCATTAAGTCTGCAAAATTACTGCTTATATAACTATGATTTACGTGCATCTATAATTAGCACCTCTGGGTAAGCCCCCGATGGATCAATAGTCATTTGTGCAGTTAAAGCACAGCCATACTTTTCTAGTATTGCTGCAAGCTCTTTTCCACATTTTGCTCTAGCTGTTTCTCTCATTTTAGCAGCTTCTTCCATTAATTGTTCTGGAGTCTCCTCATTTACCTCAGTAGCCTTTTCGATTTCTTTTGTTTTAGTCATTTTAATTTTTTTAAGTTGAAAACATACTCATATTTAACATGTACTTCCCTCTAGTCTCCGTAGTAAGAATAAGTCTCCTCTGCTTTAAAGAAGCTATGTGCTTATCTAAAGTAGGAGGACTGATGTTAAGTTTTGCTCTAATATGCTGCTTATTTTCTTTATCAGCATACCAAGTATTTCTTTCCATATCAGTCTGATTCAGTATATAATATAATACGTGAAAGGTAGCATCTTTAGACTTTAGAAGAATACTATCTTTGGTATCTAGATATACGGTTATCATCTTTCTCTTTCTTCGTTTATAGTAGTTATACATTGCAAATATACGAATTTGATAGTACAAATATCAAAAAAATTATAATACTATACAAATTTTATAGTAATAATATACAATATTGATAGTAACAATAGGATTATTGCACTCTTTTGTGTGATGTGTTATCGTAATAGATATCAATAACAGTTCCTTTATAGTCAGCATCTACTTCCTGGCCATGGATATTAAAGGTTTTCCATACCTTTTTATTCACTTCTTTCATTACAACAGCTACAGGATTAAAGTTTTCAGTAGTACCATCATAATCTGTTTGTGATAACATATAATAAGATATTCCATTATAAGGATTTGTATCTATCATCATATAAAACATATCTTGATTAACATTTCCAGCACCTTCTTTAACTCCTACTAATTCCCAAGTAGCACAATCTGTAGATCTATACAAACTAAAATAATCATTATTAACTTGAGATGCTACCTCCCATTCTAATAATACATTACCTTCATGAGGTATAGCTAAAAAAGAATTAAGTACTATCGGTAAAGAGCCTCCTATAGAAGTAATCTCTAATATAAATCCTGGAGCTCTTACACTATTATCAGTAGACCATAATAATGTCAATGCTCGAGAAGTATCTGATGATGATATTGTAAGTGGTAAAGTACTGCCACAAAACCTGCCTATTAAACTATCAAATGTAGAACCGTGGTATACTTCTAAATAATCATAATTACAGCTAGATTGATATTCTATATCCATAAACATAAAATTTATAGTAGTATAACCTACTGAAGCAGGATAAATAGTAAGAGCACCTAGTCCGTTATTAGCATATCGTTGTGTGTAGCCGTCATCATATACAAAACCATAGTCACTTTCCCAATCGTACCAGAAACCATCGTTAGGCATTAGTACTGTTTGTGAGCAGCATTTAAATAAACTGACCATTATTAGTAGTACAATAATCGTTGTTAATGTGAGTGTACATATACATTTGTCTATAAAGTTTCGATATTTCATGAGGTAGGAT